GGAAACAGAACCGGAAACAGAAGGCACTGAGGTGACAAGCGAAGAAACAGAATCTGCCGAAGAAGTTCCGGCAGAATAATCACGAAAAATCTGCTAGTATAGCGTAAACAAATCCCGAAGGGGGATTCATATCTGCTGGCAAAGGTCAGTCTATCGATTGAGATGGGCTGACCTTTTTTCCGTAATACAGACAGAAAGGAGAACCGTGAACATGGGTACTTCAAAAACTCCCGATTCATTCGTGGCAGAGTACAACGGGAAAGTCATCGATTATGACCACGCTTACGACACACAGTGCGTAGACGGGTTCAAGGTCGGCTGCGCTTACTTGGGCATTCCGGTCATCGCTACTCCGAACAATTGGGCTGACGGTTATTGGACAGGGCTGAATGAAAACGGCACTCCGAATAAAAACTGTCTGCAGTGGATTGCCAAGTACTTCGACAAGATCAAAGACCAGAATCAGTTCTGCAACGGAGATTGGGTTGTGTGGGGAAGAAACGGAGTCAGTCCGAGTCATCCGTTAAGTCACATCGGAATGTATTACAACGGCAAAAGCTTCGGAGAGAATCAGGGTGGCAATCGTGGCTTCTGCCTGAAGGCTACAAACTTCTCCGATGCACTCGGTGCGCTCCGTCCGAAAGTGTGGGCTGACAAGCATTCGGTAGACATTCCCTTCGGCTCTTCCGAACTGAAGATTGGAAACAATACTTATTCTCTGTACAGGCAGAACCCCGACAAAGAATATCCGGCAGTCCTCTCTGCAGGGCTGGACAAGGTTCTCCCAATCTCTAAGCTCGATGCCGATGTCAATGTCATGGCAAAAATAACGGGAGCGAACTACTACCAAATGAGAACGGACATGCCTGACGGTCAGCCGTATGGAATGACCTTCGGTGACTTCTCCGCTCCGCTGAACGATGTATGGAGACAACTCCCAAACCAAGACACAACACTCTATTACGATCTTGAAACGGGTGTGTACGGTGACTGCACGGGCATCAGCATTAACAAAGAACACAACGTGTTCTCTCCGGCAGTTGTCTATCCCGAAACAGGCAATTACCAATACGCAAGGATGGTGGGCATATCACACGTAAACGTTGTAAGCAGATATACATTCTCTATCCGACTGAGCGATGGCTCTTATGTCTTGGGATTGGCTCTACAGGACTGCACACCGAAGCAAATTGCGGAAGACTTCAAGACGGTTCTCACTTTCCATTCTATTGCCTTCCTAGACGGCGGTGGGAGCGCACAGTTTGGGAGAGTGAATACAAGCACGGGCAAGTTCGAATACGTGCGAGATACAGGTAGACCGTGTCCGTCAGCCGTTGCAATCATCTCTAAAAAACCTCTTGCTCCTTCACAGCCTGTACCGCCACCTGTAGAAGAGCCACAGATTCCTTCAGAACCTATCGAAACCCCGTCTACAAACCCCGAAACGGGAGAAAGTGAGGAAATACCTATGGAACAGGAAAAGCCTGCAGAAACCCCCGAAATGACACCTGTGGAAGGGTGGACAGATCCCGAACCTGTACAGAATGACCACATCATTCTTCAGCGGATTGCTTCGCTCATGTCTGTGAAGTCCATCATCACAATCTTCCTGACGGTAGTATTCGGCATGCTCGTGCTGCGTGGCGATGATTTGCCGGATAAATTCGTCAGCATCTACACAATGTGCATCAGCTTCTTCTTCGGCTATCAGTTCAAAAAAGCGGAAGGTGGTGGTGATAAGTGACAGAGATCACTTGGGTCGCAGTAGTAGGTGTACTGCTCTTGGCATCGCAAATCCTCAATCTCATTAACTCAACGGCAACAGTTAAGAAGAACGCAAACGCTCCGCTGGAAGCAGTGAAAGCGGATGTTCAGAGAAACAAAGAGGACATTGGCGAAATGAAACACGCACTATTAGATGTCAGAAAAGACATCGACCATGCACACGCTAAGATCCGAGAAACGGAAACAAAACTTGAGAAGACAACCAAGGCACAGAGCAAAGCATTCCTGGCTCTTCTCCTTTGGGCAAAATCCGGCGGACAGGATTCCAGCAAGATTGACGATGCTATCAATGAGATAAGCGAACTGTAATAATCCGATTGCCTGAACACTGCGTACGGGTGCAAGGACAATCATGTCAGCGGTGTAGCAGTTTTTTCTCCTCCTCCTTTTTCTGCTTTGCACCGCATTCAAAAACCGTGTGTTGGTAGCACACGGTTTTCATTTGTTTTATTGTTTCGAAATTGCTATATTGTGGTTGCTTCTCAAGGCAAGGCGATGCAATTGCGAGCAAGCATCCATATTCAATTCCTTTCTAGAACACAGGAAACGAGTGACCCCCATAGCACTCGTTTTCTGTTTACGAAAAACCGAATCACGATGCTTTTAAGGTGGACTTATTTTGGACTTAAAAATTTTTAAAGCATGTAATTTTATGGAATTTTAAAACGAATTTAATGCGTTTTTAAACATTTAAAATAGGGTATAATGCCCTCTCATAAATTCCCCTCATCTGCTCTAACCGCTCAACAGAGCGGTTTTTTAGTGTTTTGGACTTGTTTTGGACTTGTTTTCGATAATTTCCATCATTTGTTCCTCGGTATCTTGCATCAAGTGTGCATAGGTTTCCAGGGTCTGAGTGACGGTCGCATGGCCCAATCGCTTGGACACCGCAAGGATGTTTGCACCGTTGTTCAACAGGAACGAGGCGTGGCTGTGGCGAAGGTCGTGGACACGTATCGGTTTGACACCGGACTTCTTTATTCCGTTCCTGAACTCTCGGTTAATTGTGGTGATTCCGATGGACGATACCTTTCCGAAGACAAAAGGATCTGCTTCGGCAATCAGAGGCTTCAGCATCTCCATTGTCTTGGAGTCTATCGTGATTGTCCGCTCAGAGGAGTCTGTCTTCAGAGGGCTGAACCCGTTTGCATAGTGTTTGATACTCCGATAGATGTGACAGCGATTCCCCTGGAAGCAATCTTTTGTGATCGCCATGCCTTCTCCTCTCCGGCAGCCTGTCCAAAACAGGAAGGTGAAGTATGCTTTCATGACCGGATTCTCTACTGCGTCTACGAACCGTTGGAACTCCTCAGGAGTCCAAATCTGCATCTCTGTCTTGTCTGCTTTCGTTAATTTGAAAGACTTCAGCACAGAGCCTGTGTTATACCCACCGTAGACCGTGCTATAGAAGGCGAAAACGCTTCGGATGTATTGCAACCCACAATTCATGGTTCGAACGGATAAACCGCTGTTTTTGAGGTTATTTCTCCAATCGACAAGGTTTGCTTTCGTTATCTGCTCTATCGGCTGATTACAATACTCCGAAAAGTATTGTCTGACCCACGCTTCCTTTTTTGAACGTGTGCTTACTGAGGTGTCGTTATTGTCGAGCTGCCGTTGGAAGATTTCCCAAAAAGAAACGCTCGACCGGACAGTCTGCTGTGAGGCTTTGGACTCAGCTTCCCATGCGACTGCTTCTCGCCTGGTCTTGAATCCTCGCTTGCGGATCTGTCTGCTCTGTTCTGTGATGATGTCCTTTGCGTAATATCTGACGGTATACGTACCGTTGTCTTCTTTATAGACAGGCATTCTAAATTTCCTCTTCCATTCCTAGAAACTGATGTTATAATGACATTGGTTTAGTGGTGTAACGGGAGTGGTTACCCGTTACATTATCTCTTTTGGCAGTCGAGGGGTGGTTACCTCGGCTGTTTTTTTATTTGTCTAGTTCCAGCAGATAGGCGATGATCCTTTTCTTTTCAGGGTCTGCATTATGAAAACGCTCGATTAAGATTCGGTCATCTTCGTTAATTTGATACGATGTGTCAGAATTAATGATCTCTTTTAATGGCAAGTCGGGGTCATCAACCGTTCCAATAAGGTATAGTTCAGTTGTCTGCAATGCGTTTGCGAACAACGTGACTTTATCCTGTGGAATGCCGTTTACATTCTTCTCAATTTTGCTGATGGCTGTCCGCCCGCCATACCCCGTTCTTCGTG